GCCATGACCCGCGTGCACCCGGGGGCGTCCGTCCTCGTGGTCCACACCCGCTGGCACCCGGACGACCTCATCGGCTGGCTCCGCGAGCGCAACGCCGGCCAGGGCTGGGAGGTCATCGAACTGCGTGCCATCGCCGACGGGACCGACCCGCTCGACCCACGCCAGCCGGGCGAGGCCCTGTGGCCGGAGTTCATGCCGGCTGCCTTCCTGGCCGAGCGCCGCATCGACGTGGGCGAGTACGACTGGGCGAGCCTCTACGACCAGCGCCCCACGCCCAAGGGCGGCGCCGTGTTCGAGGGCGACGTGCTCTTCTCGCCGCCCCCGGCCCACTACCGCGTCGCCATCGGCATCGACCTCGCCTACACGGAGAAGACCGCCTCGGACTACTCCGTGGCCGTCGTCCTGGCCGAGTGCGAGGGCCGGTACCACCTCCTCGACCTGCACCGGATGCAGGCCCCGGCCCCGGTCTTCGCCGAGCGCCTGCGCGCCCTGGCCACCACCTACCCGGGCGCCCCCATGGTCGCCTACGTGAGCGGCACCGAGCGCGGCGTGGTGGACCTGATGAACGCGCGCCCGGACGATCCGGGCAAGACCCAGTTGCGCATCCAGGCCAAGCCCGCCACGGCCGACAAGTTCATCCGCGCCCAGCCGGTCGCTGCCGGCTGGAACGCCGGACGCATCTTCCTGCCCACGGACTCCCCGAGGTGGGCCGGCCCGTTCGTGTCCGAGATCCGATCCTTCACCGGCATCAAGGACGCGCACGATGACCAGGTGGACGCGCTGGCGGCCGCCTTCGACGCGCTGCGCACACGCACAGTGGTCATCGATCCGGACGACGCCGCCGAACCCTACCGCTTCGCCGCCGAGCAGCGCGGCTTCTGACCTGACCCCCTACCTCAAGAGGCCACCATGCCCGGCTCCCCGAACTACGGCGACGCCCTCGCCCGCGAGATCACGCGCAACCTGCCCAAGCGCATCTCCGTCACCATCGGCCACGCGGACCTCACGGCTGCCGCGCTCACGCAGACCATCAACCTCGGCAGCCCGCTCCCGGCCGGCGCCCAGATCCTCGGCCGCTCGCTCCGGCTGACCCAGGCGTTCTCCGGCGGCAGCGTCTCGGCGCTGGTCGTGGACATCGGCGGCACCGACGCCGACGCCATCGTGGACGGCGAGAGCGTGTTCACTGGCGCCACCACCGCCAAGGCCGGCATCAGCGGCATCGACCCGAACGGCGTGCTCGGCGGCCAGCAGCTCACCGCGACCTTCATCGCCACCGGCGCCAACGTGGTCGATCTGACCGCGGGCTCCGTCACCATCGACATCCTCTACGCCGTGCCCACGGTGTTCTGATGGCCAAGTTCCAGGGCAGCCAGCCCGGCTGGGAGGCACCGGCCACGTCTGCCGGCGCCATCACGCCAGCCAACAGCGAGTTTCCCAACGGCCTGGTCTACCGCGCGCTGTGGGTGGGCGGCGCCGGCAACGTCACCGGCATCCTGGCCGACGACACCGTGGAGGTCACCTTCTCCGCGGTCCCTGCCGGCACCCTGCTGCCGTTCGCGTTCAAGCGCGTTTCTCTGTCCACCACCGCCACGCTGATCGTGGGCGTGCGCTGACGCTCGCCTCCCTCCCGCACGCACCGCCATGAGCCTCTTCGACACCCTGCGCTCGTGGCTCACGCGCCGCGCCTCCCGGTCCCAGGTCGCCCTCGGCCCCGGGCTGACCATCGAGGACCTGCCGCTCTATGCGCAGTACCAGCGCATCGGCGGCTCCCTCACCCCGGAGCAAGTGACCGACGCGCTGCGCATGGCGGACGTGGGCACCATGTGGCCGCTGGTCACGCTGGCGAACGACGCCCGGCGCAAGGACGGCCACCTGCAGAGCATCCTCGGGACGCGCGAGATGGCGCTCCCGTCGCTGCCCTGGGAGGTGTCCGCCGGTGGCCCGCGGCGCCGCGACCAGAAGGTCGCCGACTGGATGGCCGAGGCGCTGCAGGACGCATGGGGCGGACGCGAGGACGACAGCGACCTCGTGGGCCTGCGCGCCCTCATCGCGCACCTGCAGGGCGGCGTGTACCACGGCTATGCGCTGGCCGAGACCGTGTACGAGCGCAGCGGCGGCAAGCTCTGGCCCAAGGGCTGGAACCCGGTGGGCGCCTACCGCGTGCAGTTCGACCCGACCACCGGGCGCCCGCACTGGTACGACCCGGTGGGCACCATCGCCTACCCGGGCGTGGACATCCGGCGCGGCTTCGCCCCGGGCAAGGTGATCTTCTACCAGCCCCGCGTCAACGGCGACGACCCCCAGCGCGAGGGCCTGTCCCGGGTGCTGCTGTGGGCGGCGCTGTTCCGCAACTGGTCGGTGCGCGACTGGGTGATGCTGGGCGAGTTGGCCTGGAAGCCCTGGCGCATCGGCGAGTACGAGCCCGACGCCGACAAGAGCGCCATCGACCGGCTACAGAGCATCCTCCGGCAGATGACCGCGACCGGCGTGGCGATGCTGCCGGCCAGGACCAAGCTCCGCGTCGAGTGGCCTGCCGGCAACAAGCAGGACAGCACCCACCACCAGCTCGCGGAGTTCCTGGCCGGGGAGATGAGCAAGGCCACCCTCGGCCAGACGCTCACGACGGAGGCCGGACCCCGCGGCGCCCGCGCCCTCGGGCAGGTGCACAACCTGGTCCGCGGCGACATCCTGAGCTACGACGCGGCGTGCGTGGCTGAGTGCCTGCGCCGTGACCTCATCGGCCCCCTGGTCCGGCGCAACTTCGGCCCGGACGTGGCCATCCCCGTCTTCCGGTTCCTGACCGAGGAGGGCGTGGACCTGCGCGACTTCTCCACCGGCGTCACGACGCTGGCCCGGGGCGGCCTGCGCATCCCGTCCGCCTGGGTGCGCGAGCGCATCGGCATCCCGGAGCCAGCCGACGGCGAGGAGATCATGAGCCTCCACAGCCTGGCCCCCGGCGAGGTGGACGTGCCCATCGACCCGGACACTGGGCTGCCTGCTGAGCCGGACGAGCCGGACGACGAAGACCCCACCGACCCACCGGACGACGCGCCGGAGGAGTGACCCCACCATGACCGTGCATCAACGCGAAGCGCCGACGCGCCTCTCGCTCGATGGCTACGTGGTCCGCGCTGGCAACGAGCCGAGCGAGGCCCGGGCCATCGACGAGGCCGGCCGGAGCGTGGACTACATCTGCTCAACCGAGACGCTGGACAGCCACGGCACCGTGCTCCGGCAGAACTGGCGGCTGGACCGCTACGCCCGCAACCCGGTCGTGCTGTTCTGCCACAACAGCCGGAGCATCCCGGTGGGCACCGCCGACAACGTGCGCGTCGAGAACGGCCGGCTCATGGCCCGCGTCACCTTCGCCACGGAGGACGTGTGCGAGGAGGCCGAGGAGTGCTGGCGCGCCGTCAAGGCCGGCCTGCTCCGCGGCATCAGCGTGGGCTTCCTCGCGCACTCCTACCGGTGGGAGTCCGAGAACGACATTGAGCGCCTGGTGCTCGATGACCTTGAACTGATGGAGCTGAGCGTGTGCGCCGTGCCGAGCAACCCGGACACGCTCGCCCAGCGCAGCGCCATCGACCAACTCCGCGCCCAGGCCCAGCGCCAGCGCCCAACGAAGGACAACGCCATGACCGAAGAAGAAATCAAGGCGCTGCGTGAGGCCATGGCCAAGCGCGACGCTGACCTCGCCCGTGCCACCACCGAGCTGACCGCCGCCAACGTCGCGCTGGCCGATGCCCGCGCCAAGGCGGACGCCGCCGCCGCCGACGCCGCCGCCCAGCGTGGCCTCGTCGCCAAGCTCTCCAGCGAAGCCGACGCGCTCAAGGCGCGCGCCGACGCCGCCGAGGACAAGATCGCCCGGCTGGAGATCGAGGGCCGCATCGGCCGCGACGTGGACCCGGCCGAGGTCGAGGACCTGCTGGCCATCCGGCGCGCCAACCCGGACGCCTTCGCCCGGATGCTCGCTCGCCGTGGCCAGCGCAACGACGCGCTCACCACGCAGGTGATCCCCCAGGATGCCCCGGCGCAGCGCGCCGACACCCCCGCCAGCATCGACCCGATGGCCGCGCTGGAAGAAGCCCTCAAGCGCAACCTCCCCGCGAAGGAAGGGAAGTGACCCATGGCCGCTCGTGCAACCGTTGATCTCTCTCGCTGCCTGGTCAAGACCTTCCGGGTCAAGGCCGCGTCCTCCGTCACCGAAGGCTACGCCGTCAAGATCGAGGACGGCCTCATCGTCCTCAACTGCGCCGCGGGCGACGCCGCCAACGGCATCGCGCTGGAGTCCGGCGCGGCCGGTGACCTCGTGGCCATCGCCCTCTGCAACGCCGGTGGCCTGGTCCCCGTCAAGGTCGGCACCGGCGGCGCCACCGCTGGCCTCTACGGCGTCGCGGTCGCCAACGGCGTCGCCAACGCTGGCGCCCTCGGCGGCGGCACCACGCTCGTCAACATCGTCTGCCAGTTCATCGAGAACGGTGTGGCCGGCGACGTGGTGGGCGCCATCCCCCTCTCCATCCCGGCTGTGACCTGAGCTTCCAGGAGACCGACCCATGAACGCACCCTTCCAGAACTCCGCTCCGGTCAACGACACCGCTCGTGTCCGGGAGTACAACGCGCGCCTCCAGGCGCTCTACAACCTGCGCCGGTCCGCCGACCCGCGCGACCGCAAGGTGTGGGCCGACCTGCGCGACTCCGCCGTCGCCTCCGGCCTTCGCACCCTCTCCCAGCGCGAGGTGGACGCTCTCCTGCGCGAGCGTGGTCTGCTCTCCGGGGAGCGCGCCGTCACCCCGTCCAGCGTGCACGGTCCGACCTTCATGTCGAACCTGTCCGTGCAGTTCGCCAACGAGAGGTTCATCGGCGAAGAACTGATGCCGACGGTCGCCGTGGACAAGCTCTCGGACGAGTACGCGATCTACAGCCGGCGCGACATCCTGGCCTTCCCCGACGACTCGATGAAGGGTCAGAGCGAGGCCAACGAGATCTTCGACAACCGGACCCCGGGCACCTACTCCTGCGAGCCCCGCTCGCTCAAGAAGCGCCTGGAGAAGAAGGTCGTGGACAACCAGGACGCAGTCTTCGACGAGATGTTCGACCTGTCGATGCAGGTCAGCATGGGCATGGCGCACAACCGCGAGCGCCGCGCCATGAACATCCTGACCAACGCCGCCAACTTCGGCGGCAACACCACGGCGCTGGTTGCCGGCCAGGAGTGGGACAGCGTGAATGGCGGCGACCCGGTGCTGACCATCCGGACCGCCGTGCACTCGCTCTGGTCCGGCAACGGCCCCACGCGCATCGTGGCCTACTGCCCGCTGAACGTGTACCTCGCGCTCAGCACGCACCCGAGCATCCTCGACCTGACCAAGTACACCTCCGGCGGCTTCGTGCCCCGCGCGGTGCTGGCGGCGCTGTTCGAGGTGGATGACCTGCTCATCGCCAAGGCGTGGGAGGACATCGCCAACGAGGGCCAGTCCGCCGACATCCGGCGCATGGTCTCCAGCGACGTGTTCGGCATCGTGCGCGTGGCCTCCGGCCCGTCGCTGCGGAACGCCAGCTTCGGCTACAACATGCGCTTCAAGGGCGAGGTGAACAACATCACCTGGTACGACCCCCAGCGCGGCACCCGCGGCAGCTACTACAACCAGCAGAGCTGCGATGAGGTCCACAAGGTCATCGCCCCCGAGACCGGCTGGCTCATCACCAACTGCCTGGCCTGATGGGACGCCGTGACCGCATGAGCCCCACCCCGACCGAGCCGGCGCCGACGGCCCCGGAGATGCCTGCCGCTGAGCCCGCGCTGCCCGAGGCAGCCGAGCCGGCAGTGGTCGATCCCGGAGCGTCCGCCGACGCGCCCCCGGTCGAGACCCCGGAGACCGCACCCCCGAGCCCGACGCGCTACCGCGTGATTGGTCCCGGCACGGTGTGCGTCCGGGGGCGCCTGCATGGCCGCGGCGCCGTGCTGGACCTGACCCCGACCGAGGCGTCGTCCGTCGCCCACCTCATCGAGCCCTGCCCATGACCTACACCAGCCTGCAGGACATCGAGCGCGCCATCACCGCGGCCATGGCGCTGCGGCTGCTGGACGACGACCACGACGGCATCGCCGACGCCTCCGTCGTCGCCGACCTGCTGGCTGACGTGGACGCGGAGATCGACGGCTTCCTCGGCCGCGTCTACAACCTGGCGCTCCTCAAGGCCGCCGTCCCGCCCACCGTGCGCCGCATCGCCACGGACCTCGCCGTGCAGGCCGCCTACCTCCGGCGGCCCGAGCTGCTGATGGAGCGTGGCGAGACCCCGTGGGAGCGCCGCTACGGCTTGTCCATGGGTCGCCTCAAGGACCTGCGCGACGGCAAGATCCGCATCGACATCGACGGCGCCCCGGAGGTGCCGGCCAACGTCGAGGGCGGCGTCTACTACGGGCCGGACGACGAGCACCCGGACGGCATCGGGTGCGGGTTCCTGGCGCGCGGGTTCGGTGACTTCTGATGAGCCTGGACATCGACATCGACGCGAGCGAACTGCGCGCCGCCAGCACTGCGTTCCTGTCCGCGCTCTCCCGCGGGGCGCAGGTTGCGACCGAGGACGAGGCCAAGGCCACGCGGCTGCGCATCGTCGGCGGCGCGTGGTGGACCAACCGCACCGACAAGACGGCAAAGTCCTTCACCGTGCTCACGTCGCCGGAGAGCCTGGACGCCTCGCTCCGGTCCGGCGCCAAGGTCGCGCGTTTCCTGCTCAACGGCACCAAGCCGCACCCCATCGCCGCGCGCCGGGCCGATGCCCTGGCCTTCGTCGTCAACGGCACCACGCTCTTCCGCCGCTCCGTCAACCACCCGGGCACCAAGCCCCGCCCGTACCTCACCACCGAGGCCACGCGCGCCGAGCCCCTGCTGCGCGACCGCGTGGACGCGGCGGCCGACGCGGCGGCCCGCACCGCCGGACTGACCTGACCCCATGGCCTCCAGCCTCCTCACCACGCAGGGCCGCGCGCTCCTGCTCACGACACCGTGGTCCGCGGGCGCCTACAAGGTCGCGCTGCTGGGCCCGGACTACGCTCCGACCCCGGCGGACACGCTGGTGCAGGCCGCCGCCTACGAGGTCGCTGGCGCCGGCTACGTCGGCGGCTACGGCGGCAGCGGACGCAAGACCCTCTCCGGCAAGACCGTCACCGTGGCGCCCGGCCTGGACGCCGTGCGCGTGGACGCCAGCGACCTGACGTGGACCGCCCCGGACGCCGGGCTGGTCGCGTGGGCCGCCGTGCTACTGGAGTCCGGCGGCAGCGACGCCACCAGCACCCTGGTCGCCGTGCTCGCGGTGCCGGCCACGGTGACGGGCGCCAGCGACTTCACCCTGACCTGGCCCGCCTCCGGGCTGTGGACCGCCTGACCCGATGCCCACGCCGTCCCCTGCTGCCTTCGCGTGGGTGGTCGGTGGCGCCGCGGTCCCGGAGCCGGAGCCCCGCTACCGGCTCGGCGGCGTCACGCTGCCCGCGCCCCCGACCACCACCGGCGGCGATCTGCTGCCGCGGTGCGACCCGTGGCTGGCCGAGGCGCTGCCGTACTTCCGCTCCTGCCTCAACCGCGCGCTGGGCCCGGCGCTGCACGCGGCCATGGCCGGTCAGATCCGGGTGCCCCCGACGCAGGCCGCGTGCCTGGAGACGCTGCCGGTGGACCCGGTGCTGCTCCTGGCCCCCCGCGCGCTCAAGCTCCCGCTGCTGGCCGGCTACCCGGTCAGCGCCACCTTCGCTGAGCGCACGCTGCACCACGAGCGCATGGCGGTCACCTACCGCCTGGACTACCTGCTGCCGCCCATCGGCCACGAGCAAGCGCAGCGCATCACGCCCGCGCTGCAGGCCGCGGCCGGCGTGCTCCTGCAGGCGATCCGCCGCGCCGGTGCCGCCAGCCACGAGGGTGGCCGCCCGGTGTGGGCCGTGTCCGGCGTCGAATACGTCCGGGCCGTGTCCGCCACCTTCGGCGCGCTGGACGGCGCCGACCTCGCCCAGCGCCTCCCCGCGCTCAGCCTCACGGTCGAGGTGGGGCTGCGCACCTTCGACGACGACGCGGCCGGGCTGCCCTTCTGGGGGGCCACGCTGGCCGCAGTCCTGACCGACGACGCCGGGGACCTGACCCTCGCCACCGCAGAGACCACCCTCCCATGAGCCTACCCACCGTCACGCTCTCCCTCCACGGCGTCCCGCACGTCAACGTGCCCTGCCCGCGCGCCCTGCTCGGCGGCGTCATCCGCATCATCGGCAAGACCTACGACGCCAGCGCCGGGGGCTACGCGCTGAGCGAGCACCCGACCCGGTACGTGCTGAGCAAGCGCGAGGCCCGCGACCTGGGGGCCTTCTTCGCCAAGCTCGTGCGCCACGGTGAACTGCGCCCCGCTGACCTGTCCACCGCCGAAGCCCTCGGCGTCCCGTTCCCACCCACCGCTGCTGGAGTGACCGATGGCTGACACGTTCTCCCTGGCCCTCACCGGGCTTGACGCCACCAACCCGATCCCGGGCATCTACGCGGAGGTCCGCTTCGCGCAAGGCCCCGGCGCTGACCTCGGCCCCCGGCGCGTGCTCATCCTCGCGCCCAAGACCGCCTCCGGGGCGATCACCCCGGACACGGCCATCGTCCAGATCCAGGACGAGGCGGACGCGATCCAGCAGGCCGGCGCCGGCTCGCCCGCGCACCGCATGGCCCGGGCGTTCTTCGCCAACAACAAGTCCTCCGAGGTCTGGCTGCTGTGCCCCGCTGCGGCCTCCGGCTCGGCGGCCACCGACCGCATCGTCATTGCCACCACCGCCACCGCCAACGGCGTGCTGAGCGTGTGGATCTGCGGTGAGCAGATCGACGTCCCGATCATCACCGGCGACACGGCGACGGTCATCGGCGACGCGCTCGCCGTGGCCATCAACGCGCGCACGCACCTCCCGGTCACCGCGAGCAACGCCGCCGGCACCGTGAGCGTCACCGGCAAGATCGCCGGCACCGACCTCAACAGCGTGCGCTTCCGCGCTCGCATCACCGGCACCGGCATCGGCACCACCGTCACCCCCACCGCGGACACCGCGCTGGGCTCGTCCGGCGCGGGCGGCGCCGCCATCGGCGTGGGCGTCATCTCCTACACGTCCGCGCTCGCCACGCTGCTCCCGCGCAAGTTCGACGTCATCCTGGCCGGCACGCAGGAGGCCACGCCGCTGGATGCGCTCATGGACCAGGTGACGGTGCAGGCCGAGCCCAGCACCGGCTTCCGCCAGAAGGTCTATGCCGCGTCCTGCCTCTCGCCCGCGTCGTCCGCCACGCTCGCGTCCGGGGCGTCGCTCAACCGCGAGCGCGCCGACCTCATCAACGCCGAGGAGTGCCCGGTCGAGCACTACGCGCTGTGCGCCATCGTCGCCGGCCGGTACCTCACCCACAACGGCGCGGACCCCAGCTACAGCTTCGACGGCTACGGCACCCGGGCCGGGCAGATCCTCGTCGGCCTCTCGCGCCCGTTCAACGACAGCGCGCTGCCGACCACGACGGAACTGCGCACCATGCTCAACAGCGGCGTCACCCCCATCGCCTACACGGAGTCCGGCGCCCCGTACATCGTCCGCGCCGTGACCACGCGCTGCCGCCAGGGGTCGAACCCGGACTACCGCGTGCGCGACGCGCACATCGTCACGGTCGCCGACCGCTTCACCGCGGAGCTGGTGGCGCGCATCGCCGCCGCGCCGTGGACCAAGGTGACGCGCGATCCGGTGGGCAACCGCCCCGAGCCCGGCGCCGAGTTCTGCACGCCGCGCCGCATGAAGGCGCTGATCGAGCAGGTGCTGGACCTGTACGCCGCAGCCGGGTGGATCGATCCGGCCCGGCTGGACGAGACCATCGCCGCCACCGTCGTCGGTCAGGACCCGCTGGTCCCGTCCCGGCTCAACACCAGCGTGCCGCTCTACGCGGCGGTCCTGCTTCACCAACACGCGCTGCTCGTCAAGGAGAGCAGCGCCGCCGCCTGAGCGAGGTAACCCATGTCGAGCCTACAGATCTACGAGCGCGGCGCGCTGTTCGCGGACAACCAGCTCCTGGCCGAGTGCATGAACATCACGGTCAACCTGGACGCGAAGCTCAACCCTATCAACACGATGCAAAAGGGGTTCGCCGGGGTCAGCCCCGGGAGCGAGGAGAGCACCATCGACGTGGCCAGCGCGCTGCCCCGCGCCGGCATCGAGTACGACGCCATCGCCGCCATGCAGGGCGTGGACATCGTGGAGATGGTCATCTTCGCCGGGGCCAAGAAGTTCAAGTTCTCCGGCTTCATCACCAAGACCACCCTGTCCCTCGGCGCCGACCGCGCGGCCGAGTTCAGCTTCAGCTTCATCGGCGCCCCGGTGAAGACCTCGGACCTCTGACGCATGGGCCTCCCCGTCGCCTCCAAGATCCCGGACGACATCCACCCGAGGAAGGTGCCGCCGGGCACGCTGGTCCAGCGCCTCATCAGCCGCGGCTCCCTGCCTCACGCCGTCGTGGACTACCCGCGCCTCGACGACGCCGGGCTGCCGGTGGCCAAGGTGCACGTCCGCCTGCTGACCATCGCCGAGCAAGACATGGCGCTGGCCAACGCGCGCCTGTACGTCGAGCGCCTGCTGGCCACGTCCCGCAAGGACCAGGCCCTCGACTGGCGCCCGGAGGAACTGGAGCACAACGCGCGCATCACCGAGATGCTGGCCGTGGCGTGCCGTGAGCCGGACGACCCGAGCAAGCCGTTCTTCTCCAGCGGCCCCATGGAGATCCGGGAGCACACGACGCCGGAGGAGATCGGCATCCTGGCCAACGTCTACGTCAAGCTCGCCAACCGCAACCCGCGGCTGGGCGACATGACCGACGAGGAGATCGAGGCGTTCCTGCGCGTGGTCAAGGAGGGCACGCTGGAGCACCCTTTCTCCTACTGCTCGCGCGAGGCGCTAGAGATCCTCATCACCTACTGCGTGAGGTCTTGGGCCGCACCGGAAGCGTCCTCGACTGGCCCGACACCGACATGATCCTGGTGCTGGGCATCCACCGCGCCCTGGAAGAGTTCGACCGCAAGCATGGCCGCTGAAGTCAAGATCAACTTTCGTATCGGCGGCGTCGATGCGGTCTCCAACGCCTTCCTGAGCGTCAGCCGTGCGAGCGAGCGCGCCATGCGTCAGAGCGTGGCGGCCGAGCGCACGGCGGCCAAGGAGCGGGTCAGCGCCAACCGGCAGGCCGAGCGCGAGATCGCTGCGGCTAAGCGCGCAGCCGAGCGCGAGGCAGAGCGGGCGCGGCGCGCCGAACTGGAGGCCGAGCGGGTCAAGGCGCGCGAGGTCGTGGCCGTGGTGCGCCAGGCTAACCGCGAGAAGATGCTGGAGGAGCGCAAGGTCGAGCGCGAGCGGCAGCGCGTGCACAACCAAGAGCGAGCGCGAGCGGACTTCCTCTTTCGTGAGCGGCAGCGCGCCCTCGGCGGCGTCATTGGCGGCGCAGCATCCGGCGCCATGCGCGGGGCTCGCCAGTCTTTGGGGCTAGCCCGCGCCGTGGCCGGCGGCGTCATGAGCCTCGGGCAGTCCATGTTCGGCCTGGACGTGGGTCCGGGGCGCGGCGTGCGCATCGCCAGCGAACGCACCAAGATGGCGACCGATCTGGTCAACGCCAGCGTCAGTGGAGACGAGGCCGAGCAGATCGGCATGGTGGAGCGGCAGAAGCGCGCCCGGGAACTCATGGCGCGCGCACAGGCCGTGGGCGAGGCCACCGCCATGGACCCGAGCAAGGTGCTGGAAGGCTTGCAGGCGTTCGTCGCCAAGACCGGTGACCTCAAGACCGGCGTGGCCAGCATCGAAGGACTGGCCCGGCTCTCGCGCGCCACCGGCTCGGACGTGTCGCACATGGCCTCGGCCGCCGGTGACGTGGCCGCCAACCTGGGCGATGTGGCCAACAAGGGCGACATGGTGAACATCATCATGCGCACCTTCGCCGGGCAGGGGAAACTCGGCGCGGTCGAGGTCAAGGACCTGTCCAAGCAGATGGCCGGACTCGCTGCCAACACGAGCCGGTTTGGCAACGCTGCCGATGCGACCATGGGTACGCTCGGCGCGATGACGCAGGTGTCCCGCCAGCGTGGCGGAGCCAAGTCCGCGGCGCAGGCCGTGACCAGCGTGCAAGCATTTGTCAATACGTTCAGCAAGGAAGCTCGCGTCAACGCCTTCGCCGCCGAGGGTGCGGAGTTCAAGGACAAGAAGACCGGGCTTCTGCTGGACCCGGAGGAGATCATCGTCAACGCGCTCCGCAAGACCGGAGGCGACAGCGTGCGCATGGGCAAGCTCTTCGCCGACGTGCAAGCGCGCCGGGCCACGATGGGGTTTGAGACCATCTTCCAGTCTGCCGGTGGTGGCCAGGCCGGAGAGGCCGCGGTGCGCGCCGAGTTCGCCAAGATGCGCGGCGCCACGCTGGGCAAGGGCGACGAGGCAGCAGCGTTCAGTGCGTCGATGGAGACGCCAGAGGCCAAGGCCCAGAAACTCCAACAGCGCCTCGATCAACTCAGCATGGACCTGGCTGACAAGCTCATGCCGGCCATGCTCAAGTTCGTGCCGGTGGCCGAGAAGGGCGCCGACGTGCTGCTGAAGTTCGTGGACGCCATCGTGCCCCACGCCGACGCGCTCGCCAGGTCCTTCAGTGAACTGATCCCGGTCATCGCCAGCGCCACGCCTGCCATGGCGCAGTTGTTCGGGTTCATCGCCAAGCACCCGGTGCTCGCTGGCGCCGGGCTCGTCGCAGGCAACGCGGTCACGGGCGCCGTGGGCGCTGCTGCCGCGCACTCGCTCGGCCAGTCCGCCATCGGCGCTGCCGTCGGAGGCAAGGCTGCCGCGGCCATGGCTGGCGGTCGCGCTGCGCTCACCGGTGCCGCTGGCCTCACCGGGGCCACGGCCATGGGCGCGCTGGCGGCTGGAGCTGGCGGCTACATGCTGGGCGGCCTCGGCGTGGACGCCATCAAGGACGACCTGACGAAGAAGCGCAGCGTTCTCAACGAGGCCAACAACCTGGAGTTCAAGATCCGGGGCGGCAACGCGACCAAGGAAGAGGTTGCTCGCGGGCAGCAACTCGTCAGTCAGTTGCGCGAGGTCGGCGGCGGCGTCACCGGCTTCGTGGACAAGGTAACCGGCGGCAACCAGGCCGAGGACGCCAACAAGCTCATCGCCGGGCTCACCGACGCGCTGACCAAGGCGCAGGTGAAGCTCGACGCAAGCTCGTCCATCCAGATCGCCAACCCGGACGCCATCGCCGCGCCCATCGCCGACGCCATCCGGTCCAGCAACCTGCAGGGCCCCAAGGCGCAGACGGAGTAAGCGCACAAGGCGCGTCACGTCCACCACGTCAAACGTACAGTCAGACCAGTCCAGCACCTTGCCCAGTTCGGTCTTGCGGTTGCAGATCGACAGCACGGCGCCCACCTTGAACGGCGCGGTCAGGTGCACGGTGGACCGCGGGGGCATGTCGCCGGTGCACACCGGATGGCTCTCCACCTTGGCGCCGCCGGGCCCGACCACGAGCCCCTTGACGCACGCGAACGTGGGGAACCGGTTAAGGTTGGTGAATGTGAGCGCAGCAGCCTCGCCGGACGCGCTGGCCTGGTAGGTCAGTTGATCTGACCCTGCCTTGCCTCGTGCAACCAGTATCGTGAGCGCGTCCAGTCCGCCTCCTACCAGGTAGGCGAGACCGGACAGCAGCAGCGTGACCTTCATGGCGGTGTCGAGCTTTGACATGGCGCCGAGTCTAGCACCCTCATGGCCATCGACCCGAACACCAAGCGCAGCGACCTGGACGTGCTGGCCACGACGCAGTTGGCGTCCTGGCGCGGGATCTCGTTCGAGTGCGGCCCCATCTCCTGGGCGTTCGACCAGCAGCACGCCGTGCACACGTACCCGGACCGGGATGCCGGGTTCATCGAGAGCACCGGGCGCAACCCGGCGACGTTCACGTTCACCGCGCTGTTCCGCCGGGGCATCGTGGGCGAGGGCGGGGGGCGCGACGCCTTCCCGAACAACCTGTTCCGGTTCCAGTCCGCGTGTGCAGACCGGAGCGCGGGCCCACTGGTGCACCCGATCCTGGGCACCCTCACGGTCAAGTGCCAGCGCATCGACGTGCAGGTGGACCCGGCGCGCCGCGACGGCGTGGACGTGAACGTGACGTTCATCGAGGCGACCGACCGCGAGGACGAACTGGCCGCGCTGCTGGCGCAGGTCTCCCCGCTCGGGTCCTGCTACGACGCGGCCCGGTCCTTCGACAGCGCCACGGTGGGCCCCGTGCCCCCGGACCTGCCGGTGTCCCTGCGCCCGTCGTTGCTGGACTCGATCAAGCAACTCAATGGCCTTCTGCTGCAGGTGCAGTTCGGCGTGGGCAACATCCTCAACAAGATCGACGGCATGGCCAGCGCCGTGAACGACCTGGCCGACACCATCTCCAGCCTGAACGAGCCGCGCAACGTCACCGCGCTCAACGCGCTCGAGCGCCTGTTCGCGTCGCTGGTGCGTCTGTCCGAGGAGGTGCGCCGGCAGACCCGGCCCATCCGCCCGGTGACGCTCCCGCGCGACATGACCGCACCGGACATCAGCGCGCTGTTCTCCACGCCGCTGGGTGACCTCTTCCGCCTCAACCCGCTCCTGGCCGGCGCCGACGTCGTGAGCACCGGCACGCAGATCTTCGTCCTCGCATGACCACCGCCCCGGAACTAGACCGCATCACGCTGCTGTGCGAGACCGGCGAGGAGTTCGACCTGTGGACGGAGGCCACGGTGGACGACTCGTTCCTGGACCCGTGCCAGACCATGCGCCTGCGCGTGGGTGCGGATGAGACGCGCTTTGGCCTGGTGACGCGGCTGCGCAAGGGGTCGCAGTTCCAGTTGCAGGTGAACGGCTCTCCGCAGATCAGCGGCGTGATCGATAGCGTCAGCATCTCGTCCGGCCACGAGGGCACCAGCGTGGAGGTCACCGGGCGCGACATCCTCAGCCCGGTGGTGGACGCGCACATCGACCGGCGCCTCGCTGTGCAGAAGGGCATGAGCCTCCGGGACATCGCCCGGCTGGTGTTCCAGCAGGAGTTCCAGTTGCCGGTGACGTTCGGCGCTGGCACCGTCGAGATCCAGGACAACGACGCGGCAGCCACCGCGGCCCGGTCGCTCGCCGTCGGCCGCGCCATCCCGGCCCGGCCCCGGCCGAAGCGGCGCCGCACCACGGACCCGGAGCGCGAGTTGCAGCCCCGCTCCAACGAGGGCGCCTACGCTTACTTTAGCCGGTTCGCGCACCGCGTCGGCTACCACGCCTGGGCGCGCCCGGACGGGCAGGGCGTGGTCATCTCCTCGCCCTGCTACGACCAGGACCCGATGGGGGAGCTGGTCAACCGGCGCGGCACCGGCGCGGCCAACACCATCGAGCGCGCCTCGATCCGCAGCGACAACACCGCCGTCCCGTCGCACATCTACGTCTACGGCAAGAGCAGCAAGCCCGGCCCGAAGTCCACCCCCATCGGCCTCGCGGTGCACGAGGGCGCGCCGTTCTGGAAGCCGTTCTACGTCACCGACGACGAGTGCGACGACAAGGAGCACGCGGACGCCTACGCCCGGTTCCTCATGGGCAAGGCGCTCCGTCAGGCGTGCGTCTACCAGGTGACCGTGCGCGGGCTCTCTGACCCGAAGGGCGGCGGCATCTACAACGTGGACACGGTGGTCAACGTCACCGACGAGGTGTGCGGGGTCTCCGGCCCGATGTGGGTCGAGAAGCGCACCTTCCGCAAGAGCCGCGCCGGCACGTTCACGGACCTGACGCTCATCCCGGCAGACAGCCTGCTGCTGGACTACTACGCCAACGAGAGCCTGCCGCCCTTCGCCAAGCCGGCCGCCGCACGCGCTGCCGTCGTGGCCAAGCCGCCGGTGAGCAAGCGCGAGTTCACCGGGCTGGACTACGCCGTCATCGCCGTGCACGGCGCCGGCAAGGCGCTCACCGAAGAGGCGCAGCGGCAGTACGACAACCAGGCCGCGCCGCTTCAGCCGGGCACCCCCACCACCACATGAGCACCATGGCCTCAGCACTCCAGTACAGCACCCTGTTCGGCGCCACCTACGGGGCCGACGCCTCCGGAGGCGACGCCACGCTGGTCACCGCCACGCTCCGCGACGGCAGCGACACGGACGGCCAGGTGGGGCACGACGCCGAGGTCTGGGGCGTGGCGTGCGTGGTCTACCGGCCGGACGACCCGGACGACGCAGGCGCGTGCCAGGCGCTCACCACGCAGGTGGGCGGCACCCCGGTCTGTCTCGGCACCCGGGACCTGCGCGCGGTCGGCGCCATCCCGTCGCTGTCCCGCGGGGACGCGGCGTTCGTGTGCCCCACCGGGCGCGGCGGCGTCATCGTGCAGAAGGACGGCACGATCACCCTGCTCCAGCGCGGCAAGAACGGAGAGCCGGACGCGCTGCTGGTCATCGAGCCGGACGGCGCCTTCAACCTGCTGAACCCGTTCGGGCAGATGGTGCTCGATGCGGACGGCTGGCGCGTCATCCTCAAGACCGGCGAGTGCATGAGCCTGGGCGACAAGCAGTTCCTGGTCAGCGCGACCACCGCGTCGATCTCCACGGCCACCGTCGCGCTCGGCGTCGGGGCCGCTTCGCCGCTGGCCGCGGTGCCGCTCTTGCCCGTCGCCACCGGCGGACCCGCAGGCTTCTACAGCCCGGTCCCGGTGGCCAGCATCTTCGTCCGTCCCGGCTGACGCACCGTGAGCAACTGCAACCTCCCCGGCATCCCCATCCCGGCGCTGCCGTCGATCTCGCTGGCGCTGCCCGTCCCGGCGCTGCCCATCCCGCGGCTGCCGTCGCTGTCCTTCGGCGTGGCGCTGCCGACGATCCCCATCCCGGCGCTGCCCAGCATCAGCCTCGCGCTCCCGATCCCGGCGCTGCCCATCCCGCGGCTGCCCGCGTGCCCCCTCGACGCACTGGACTGACCCCATGAGCTTTGGCACTGGCTACGCCGGCCTCTCCGGCTTCGGTCTCGGCGTTCCGTTCGGGCAACCCGCCCCTGGCGCCGCGTACCTGCGCAGCGCGGACCTGTCCCCGGCGCGTGCGCTGGACCTGGCCGCCAAGGACTACCTCACCGACGACGACAAGACCGGTGTGCCGCACGGCTCCTGGGACGGGCTGAAGCAGAACGTGGTGCTTCGCCTCACCACGCGCCCCGGCCGGCTGTCCTTCGCGCCGGACTACGGCAACCCGTTCCTCAACCTCACGCGCGTCCCGGCCAACCTCGGCGACTTCGCCACGACCAGCGCCACCACGGCCCTGGCTGACCTCATCGCCGCGGGCGAGGTCGAGATCGAGAGCGTCACCGCCGACCGCTCCGTGGGCCTCGCGCTCATGGCCGTGACGTGGCGCGACACCCGCACGCTACGCACCACCACCACGCGCGCCGTGGCGACTGGAGCCTGACCCCATGGCACTGACCAGCATCGACACCCCGACGCGCGAAGCCCTCGTGGAGCGCGCGCTTCAGTTCTGGCGGCGCGGGCTCATCCGGCGCGGCGTCCCGGTCGGCAGCGCCAACGCGGCCACCGCCCGGGGCACGGACCGGTGGCTCACCGCGCAGGCGTTCGCGCAGGGGCTGGAGATCGTGTTCGCCAACGAGCGCGTCAAGGAGGACGCCACCCTGCCGGACACGGCGGTGGGCGAGGACCTGGAGCGCATCTGCGCCATCTACGGCCAGGTCCGCTCTCCGGGCTCCGGCGCCCAGGGGGACGTGACGGTCACCTGCACCGGGTCCGTGACCTACGCCGCTGGGCTGGAGTGCACGAGCGACCGGACCGGGCTGCGCTACCGGGTGGTCGCCGCGACCACGGCCAGCACGGGCGACCCGGTACCGGTGGTCGGGATCGACGTGGGGGCCGCGACCAACCTGGAGCCGGGCGAGGTGTTGACCTGGACCAGCCCGCCCTTCAACAGCGCGGCGACGTGCGTGGTCAGCCTCACCGGGCTGGTGGACGGCACCGACGTGGACACCGACGAGCGGCTGCGCGAACGGCTCCTGAAGCTGCTGCGCGAGCCGCAGAACGGAGGGTCCTGGGCGCATTACCGCAAGTGGGCCGAGGACGCAAGCGCTTCCGTCGAGAACGCCTACGTGTACCCGGCGCTGCAAGGCCCGGGCACCGTGCACCTCGCGTACACCGTGCCCGGCACCGACGCCAACCGCTACAGCCGCACCGGCACCGCGGCCTTGACGTTGCTCGTGGCAGACGCCGTGACCCGGGAGCAACCGGAGTTCGCGGACGTGACCGTCACCACGGTGGCGCACCAGCCGCTTGACCTCGCGCTCAAGATCGTGCTGCCGGAGCCGGTCAGCGTCGGCGGCTTCGGCGGTGGGTGGGTGGACCCGCCCACGATGCGCTGGGCCAAGGCGCAGACCGCCATCAGCACGGAGAACGTCGTCTTCCTGCTGTCGGTCACGTCCAGCACGGAGTTCGTCACCAACGCCTACAACCAGCCGCTGGCCAACAGCACCGTGGCCTTCTTCTCCTCGGCAGACCGGCGCATCTACACCGCCGTCGTCGTCGCAGACGGCACCGGGTCCGCCAGCAACTGGACCTTCCAGATCGACCGCGCGCTGCCCATGCTGGTCGCGGGCGACTACCTCATGCCGGCGTGCGAGCACGGCGCCACCTACGCCGAGACGTTCCAGGCGGCGGTCGCGCTGCTGGCCCCCGGCGAGAAGACCGACAGCGTGGCGGTCCTGCCCCGCGCCTACCGGCACCCGCGCAGCATCGAGGGGTTCCCGTCCGGGCTGACCACCACGCAACTGGTCGCGCTGCAGAACGCCCACGCCGAGGTGACCAGCGCCGAGTACTTCCGCCGGAGCGAGACGCTGGCCGTCACGCTGCCCATCGAACCGCTGACCAGCCCGGACCCGACGCTGCCGCCGAACGTGCTGCGCGTGCGGCGCCTGGCCTTCTACCCGACGAGTTGACATGACGACGCCCGTACTTCCTGACTACGCCGACCTGGACACCTTCGGCGGCACGTTCGTCAACCACGCCCCGGTGGAGGACCCGGAGACGGACATGGACGCGGCGTTCCAGAACCGGGTCAACGCGCAACTCGTGATGCTCAGCCTGAGCGCGCCCCGGACCTGGCTCCGGTGCAACGTCGGCGGCGGCGCCGTCACGCCGGTGGCGCACGCCTCGGTGTGGGGCATCACCAACGACCTGCTCCCGACCTGCGTCTGGGTCGGCGTCGGGCACTACACCGTGACCTGGGCCTCGGCCTACAACGACCTGCAGGCCGTGCCGGAGTCGCACCCGATCAACCTGCGCGCGGTCCACGCCACGTGCTTCACGGCGACCGCAGCGCGCATCATCAACGCGCGGCGCACGTCCACCACCAGCATCGAGGTGCGCACCTGGGACGCCACCGGCGCCGCGGCTGACGTGGGCGAGTTCACGGTGGTGATGTTCTGACATGGGCTCCTTCGGCTGGAAATCTCCGTGGCCCCGTCGCTTCGGCGGCCGGGCCCACCGGCGCGTGGACCTCATGCTGTCCACCGTGCGCGCGGCCCGCCCGGACATGCTCACCGCCACCGGCGACGAGGACAACGTGGAACTGGAGAACCGGGTCATGGCCCGGATGCTCAGCGTGGGGCTGGCCGCGGTGGGGCAGCGCGTGGCGCAGCGCGACCCGGGCAAACTCAGCGACGCCACCCGGCCGGTCACGTTCCCGGACGGCACGCAGGCGGACCTCTCCCCGCTGCAACGCTGGGAGCGCCTGCTGCGCCTGACGCCCGCGCCCGGCGCCACGCTGACCGCCCGGCGCGCCGCAGTGCGCAGCGCCGTGGTGAGCACGTCCAGTGCCTCGCGTGTCGCTGTGGAGGAGGCCATGGCCGGCGTCTTCGGCGCGTGGTTCCTCGGGCTAGGCGAGAACAGCGTCGAGGAGATCGACTACCCGGGCCGGGTGCCGGTGGGCAACGTGACCGCGTTCTGGCCCGTGCTCCGGGACCCGGCGCTGCCGGACCTGCTGCACGCAGCCGTGTACCCGGGGCGCTACAGCCTGGAGTACTTCTGGACGTCGGGGCTGTGCCACATCGCGGTCCTCATCCAGCCGCCGGCCAGCACGGACCAGGCGCGGGTGAACGTGGCGCGCGACAAGGCGCTGCAGGTGCTCGACGACATGCTGCCGGCGTGGATGAGCGCCACCGTCTCGCAGCTCGCCCCGGGCCAGTCCGGGAGCGGCTTCTTCCTCGGCGTCTCCTACCTCGGGCTCACCGCCCTCTGACACAGAGCACCCATGGCATTCCCCAAGGCGTTCCCGATTCCGAAGTCGCTGGGCCAGCAGCTCACCCCGGCCGAGATCAACCTGATCGACGCCGGGCAGGCGGACCGCATCAGCGCCAGCCAACCGACCACCATCGACGGTGACTGTGGCGTGGTGCTCGACGCGCACGACTTCAACATCGGCGGCAGCACCGGCGGTTTCTTCAAGCCGGAGGCGAACGACACCAAGTTCACCGGCACCGGCTGGCCCGGCTTCAACAGCACGCGCTCGATGAACTACACCGCGCCGTGCACGGTGCTGTCCGGCAACACGCTCGGCGTCGAATACTGGGTCGAGGAGTCCTCCTGGATCACGCAGGTCAACAACTCCGGCCCGCCCGTGCTCAGCATGTGGCTGTCGCTGCCGCCGGGCGCGCGCATCACCGGGTTGCTCGTCGGCCTGGAGAAGGTCGGCGGGTCGCTGCCGGTGACCATGCCGCGCGTGGGCATGTTCCGGCAGGACCTTACCACCGGCCTCATCACGTCCGTGATCTCGTACACGGACGACACGAGCGCCACGTTGCTCGATTACCAGACGTACCACATCGTCCCGGTCACCGTGACGCTCCCGGGCATCCTGGTGGCCGAGAACAGCAACTACATCGTCAGCGTCATCGGCGACAGCAACAGCACGTCCACTGCGAACGGCCTGCGCGTCTACCGCCCGCGCGTGGCGCTCACCTTCGACTCTCTCCGGCAAGTATGACCGTCGCCTCCCTCAAGCTCACCCCGGAGAGCGTGGCCCCCGGGCAGCCGGTCGCCGTCACGCCCATCGGGGAGCAGGACGCCGGCACGGAACTGCGCTTCTACCTGGCCAGCGCCCCGCCCTCGTCCACGCTGGCCACGCTGTCCACGTACCAGGACGCCGGGCAGACGCTCGCCGCGATCCGCCTGCCCACGCTGGCCAACGGCGGCGCCGCCTTCACGCCGGACGTGCCGGGCCGGTACACGGTCGCCGTGCGCGAGGTAACCGTCTACCGCTTCGTTCCGTCCTACCAGGGCGAGCGTCCGGCCAGCGGCGACCCGTCGCAGGCGGACAACGAGGAGGCCGCGTTCACGGTCAACGGCGTCGTCACGCCGCAGGCCACCACGGTCACCTCCGCGGACCTGTGGGTGCGGCAGACGCTCCGGCGCCCGGTCGGGTTCGGGCAGGAAACCGCGACGCTCACGGTCATCGTGGCCGACGACGAGATCCTGCCGTCCACCGAGGACCTGCCCACGGCGACGCTCACCGCGCCGACCACGGCGTCCGCCCCGGTGCAGTTGGCCACGCGCGACGCGGTGGTGCGGCAGGCCGTGCTTGCAGTGGCCGCGTCCAGCGCGACGGCGCTGACGACGCACTTTGCCCTGCTGGAGCACCTGCGCACGGCGTTCAACCGGCACATTGGCTTCGAGGGCATCTCGGTGCACGGCCTGGCCGACAGCACCAACGCGCTCGCGTCCACGGCCGCCGTCAGCGCCACGACCGGATCCATCCAGGCGCGCCTCGACGACATCGTGGCCAAGTTCAACGCCCACCGGATCGTGGCCGGAGGCGGCCCACCGTGGACGCACTTTGTGGCCGACCTGGCCAACGTCATGGTCACCATGCCCTGCGGCAACACGGACGAGGCCATCGCCTACGCGGAACACGTCTACGACGTGCTGTACCGGCACGCCATCGACAACACGGTGCACTTCAACAACACCGACAACTTCAACGGCGACGGCTACTTCGGCTGGCTGGCCGAGCCGCCCACCACGCTGGGCGAGGTCGCCGCGCAGATCAACGGCACGGCCGGCACGCGCTGGGAGCACTACGGCCTCACCGCGCTCTACGAGGCGCACCGGGTCCGCGGCCTTTACGAGGCGCACTCCGTCCTGCGCGGCCTGCACCCGGACGACACCAACGGCGTCTACACGCTGGACGACTCGCTCCCTGGCATGATCGCCACGGCCAACGCGCTGGCCGACGCGCTGACCCGCCACGTGCGCAACCAGACCTCCACGGGCGCTGCCGCTGACCCCCCGTTTCACTTCGTCGATGGGGCCCAGACCCGCATCCCGCGCACCCGCGCCACGGACCCGCGCTCGCTCGCCGTGCTGATCGAGGAACTGTGGATCTGCCTGGAGTCGCACCTGTGGAGCGGTGGTCCGCCCACCGGCTACGTGGACGTGCTCACGGCCGGCGCCCGGGGGCAGCACCCGGCGCGCGTTCTGGGCACCGCGGCCCGGCGCACGAGCGAGGGCACGCGCCCCTCGGCGCTGGTGCGCCTGCAGAAGGCGTTTGACCGCGCGCTGTCTCCAGACGCCTCGCCACCGGCGGACGTCGGCACCATGGCCGGGCTGCTCCTGTCCCGCGCCGGCTTCTCCTGACCACCCCGAGGCACCATGGCTTCCGCTCTGTTCCGTCTCTCCTCCAACGGCGGCTCGTCCTACCTCGCCCCGGGCGTGGCGCTGGCCGACAGCAACGCGCTCTCCTACGCCGCGACCGGCACCTACGCCATCCGCGCTGAGCTTGACTCGGCCCTCGGCGTGGCGTCCGTCGCGTGGTCGATCACCAGCGCCGACGACGCGAACGTGGGCAGCCTGCCCGCGCTCACGGTGAACCCGGACCGCACGGTGGACTTCACCGTGCCGCGCACCGGCGGCGCGTGGCTGCTCCGGTGTGTCGTCAACGGCGGCGTCAACCCGGCGACCGGCGCCGCGGACCCGTCGCTCGCGTGCTCCCTCAAGGTGTGCGTCCGCGCCGAGTCCGAGCAGCAGGTCATCGCCGTGGGCGAGGCCGTCGAGGCTGGCACCTATGGGTGGACCAAGGCCATCAACGACGCGCTCCGGGCGATGGCCACGCGCAACTACGTCCGCGACGAGCTGGCCACGGTCAACACGGCGCTCGGCTTCCTGTACGGCGGTGGCCTGGACGGGGCGCGCACCATCTCCAGCACGCCGGCTGCGCTCACCGGTCCGGTTCAGTACAGCAGCCTGACCATCGACGCCGGCTTCGTCCTGCCGGCGGCCGGGCACCGGATCTTTGCCACCGGTACGGTCACGCTGGCGGCCGGCGCCGTCATCTCGTGCGACGGGTCTTCCGCCTCCGGCCAGACCGGCGGCACGGCCTACGCCGCGGGGCAGCTCGCTACGGCCGGCACCAACGGGCCCAACGGGGCAGCGGCCGGCATCAACTCCGGGCTCAGCGGCGGCACCACCACCCATGGCCTCGGGGGCAACGGCGGCCAGGGCGGCGCCGCGTCGTCCGGCGGCGGCTCCACGGGCACGGCCGGGACGTGCGTGCTCCCGACCGGCATCGGACACATCGAGGTGCTGGACCTCACCTACCGGCTGGCCAGCACGTTCACCGCGCCGCGCGGTGGCGCACCGGGCGGCAGCGGGGGCGCGCACACCGGCGCCGTCGGCGGCGGCGCAGGCGGCCCCGGCGGCCTGCTCCTGCTGCGCTGTGCCCGGCTGGTGCTGGCGGCCGGCGCCAGGATCCGCGCCCGGGGTGGCAACGGCGGCAACGGCGGCTCTGGCTCCGGCAACGGAGGGGGCGGTGGGGGCGGTGGCGGTGGCGGGATGCTCGTGATCGTGTGCGACGAGATCGAGCTGACCGACCCGTACAGCGACCACTTTGACGTGAGCGGGGGCGCCGGTGGTACCGGCGGCCCCGGTGCCAGCAACGGCGCCGCCGGCAGCGCGGGCCGGGTGCGCGTCTACGTCGGCGGCCGGCTGGTCTACAGCCTCAACTGAGCGCGGGAGCACACCATGAGAATCGGAATGGGCATGGGCCTGCGGTGGCGCCGTGGTGGCACCGCTGCGCCCGCGTGGACGCCAGCGGACCCGCCCCAGACGCGGCTGCTGTGGGCTGAGATGGCGCTGGGCCGGATGT